TTGGCAAGGTCAGGCTAGTACCACCCCCACCCCCCACCCACATATATAGCAATGTCGTACAAAATGGACAAGTTAGGTTGTTAACCAGTAGCTGGCCCGCTTGGAAGTTGACTGCAATGTAAAGGGAAATATTGGGAGAAGTTTAAAATGTTAACCAGTACCTTGCCCACTGCAAGTACAGGGTCGGGTGTTGTCGGTTTTGTGTTAACTTGATAAATCTATATAGTGTATACTAGGTATATAACCGCCCCCAGGGGGACTAATATTATTATACACCCTAATAGCGGTTTTGTCAATACTTATTTTTATTATTTTTTACTTGACAATTTGTTAACTAGATGGTATAATAGGGGTATATGAGTTTTTTACAAACAACAGATAAACAAAGAAAAAGAAAATTAACAGAAAAGCAAGAGAAGTTTTTGTCAGCTCTTGCTGGCGAAGCCAATGGAGATGCACGACAAGCCCTCACAATAGCAGGATATGAACAAACATCATACTATGCTGTTCTAGACTCCCTAAAAGAAGAGGTAGTAGATGTTGCAAATAGCATACTTGCTCACAGTGCTCCCAAAGCGGCGGCTAAATTAGTAGATGTACTTGAGAGTGACGCTCCCATACCACAAGTCGGTGCTAAGTTGCAAGCCGCCCAAACTTTATTAGATAGAGTTGGCATCAGTAAAAGAGAAAGAGTTGACGTTAATCATAGTGTTACAGGTGGTATTTTTTTATTACCAGACAAAGAAGATATAAAAATTATAGATGGAGAAGTAGAAGACAATGGCACTGAAGCGTAGAACAACTTCAACAATACCATTTGGTTATAAAGAATCAGAAGAAGTCCAAGGATTTCTAGAACCTATCCCTGAACAACTCGAAGCGTTAGAAGAAGTTAAAGGTTACATACTAAACGGCTCACTATCTCTTCGAGGGGCTGCAGAACAACTACAATATAAAACAGGTAGAGGTATGTCAGCAGTAGGATTAAAAAAGATTGTAGACAAAGAACGAAGCAAGAACGGATTATTAGCAAAGCATGGAAGAACCGCCTAAGAAAAAAAGAGGTAGACCAAAGGGTTCTAGTAGTCCAAGGCATCTAACTCGAGAGCATCAAGCACGATTACAAGCAGCTCGTGAATTGAAAGCTAAAAAGAAAAAGATAGAAAAGCTAGAAGTAAAGCTATCACAAGAGCGTGGTAAGTTAAAAAACAAAAAAGAAGCTTTAACTTCGCCTGTTCTTACAGATACTACAAAAGAAAATTTACCTACAAAGGTAAAAGAGTTTATAGAAGATAACAAAGAGTCTATTGTTTTTAAACCAAACGCTGGACCACAGACAGATTTCTTAGCTGCACCAGAGCAAGATGTGTTATATGGTGGAGCTGCAGGTGGTGGTAAGTCATATGCAATGTTAGTTGACCCACTACGGTTTATGCACAGACCAAGCCACAGAGCTTTATTACTTAGAAGGTCTATGCCAGAACTAAGAGAGCTTATAGATAAATCAAGAGAACTTTATCCAAAAGCTTTTACTGGAGCAAAGTTTAGAGAAGTAGAAAAGATTTGGAGATTTCCAAGCGGGGCTATGCTTGAGTTTGGATACCTGGACAGAGATGCTGATGTATATAGGTATCAAGGACAAGCTTATAGCTGGATTGGAATAGATGAGTTAACTCAGTATCCAACTGAGTTTCCACTTCAGTACTTGCAATCACGATTAAGAACAACTGACCCAGAGATTAGAACTTATATTCGGTGTACTGCAAACCCTGGAGGAGTCGGCGGAAAATGGGTAAAAAAGAGATATCTTGACCCATCTCCACCTAATGAAACTTTTAAAGGTTCAGATGGATTAACTCGTAAGTTTATACCTGCAAGATTAGATGATAACCCTTATCTTGCAGAAGATGGTAGATACGAACAGATGTTAGCATCACTACCACCAGTACAAAGAAAACAGTTAATGGAAGGTAACTGGGATGTTGCAGAAGGTGCAGCATTTGCAGAGTTTGATACTGAGAAACATATTATACCTCCATTTCAAATACCTTATCACTGGACAAGATATAAAGGTATTGACTACGGTTATGCAGCAGAGTCAGCTTGTATATGGGCTACCATTGACCCAGAAGATGATACAATTATAATTTATAGAGAGTTGTATCAAAAAGGATTAACAGGTGAAGACCTTGCAGAAGTTATAACTGAAATGGAAAGAGATGAGCGTAGAAGTATACAAGGTGTTCTTGATACTGCAGCATGGAACAGAACAGGAACAACAGGTCCTACAGTTGGTGAAACTTTAGTAAGAGCTGGTCATAAACTTAGACCAGCAGATAAAAATAGAATACAAGGTAAAATACAAATACACGAAAAGTTAAAACCAAACAATACTACAGGAAGACCAAGACTTCAGATTATGTCTAACTGTGTAAATTTAATTAGAGAGTTACAAAGTATTCCTTGTGACCCTAATAGACCTGAAGATGTTGATACAAAAGCATCTGACCATGCATATGATGCTTTAAGATATTTAATTATGTCTAGACCAAGAATGCCTAGTACATATAGAGAGATGGGCGAAATAAAACGGTTTACTCCTAGTGACCCGACATTTGGATATTAATATGCCCACTTATACATTTAAAAATAAAAAAACAAAAGAAGTTTACGATATGGTTATGTCGTATGAAGACTTATTAAAATACAGAAAAAAACGAAACATAGAACAAGTATTTCAACCTTATAAGGTATTTCGTTTAAATGATATGGGCGGCCCAGAAGATAGATTTAGAGAGTGGTGCAAACAAGACCCAGGTGATGTAGATACAAGTAAATCATTTAATTTTAGAAATAGTAAAAAGGAGTACTTATTTAGTGACAAAGAAGATAAATAGTAAGAATTGTTTAGAAGGTAAAACTGTTAAAATAGGATACTCAGATATAAATTTAAAGGTTCAAGCTCCTGAGTTTAAAAAAGCTAATATGACAGATTGCTATGGTCAGTATACTCAAAGAGAAAACATTATTGAGATACAGCCTGGACTTTCTAATGTAGATGAAGCAAATACACTAATACACGAGATAATTCATGCATGTGTTTATATCTCGTCATTAAACACAGATGGGCAGCCACTCTCCAGCGATAATGATGAAGAAGTGGTGGTAAACAGCCTATCTAATCATTTAATTCAAGTATTAAAGGATAATAAATGGTTATTACCATATTTATCGAAAAAATTACTTGACAAACCTAAATAATGACTGTATAATAGAATACAGGGATATATACAATATTAAGGGGAATTATGGTAGATTATACACAAGGTAGTACACAAGACGAACCAATGTCAGCAGAAGAAATGGAAAAAGAACAGGAAAAGTCTAAGCTTTCCTCTTTTATCTATAGAAAATTTTATGACTGCGAAGTTGCTCGTAGAAGTGATGAAGACAGATGGTTAGAAGCTTATCACAATTATCGTGGTAGATATTATAAGAATGTTAGATTTAGAGACCATGAAAAGTCTAGGGTCTTTGTAAAAGTAACAAAAACCAAAGTATTAGCAGCTTACGGACAAATTACGGATGTTCTGTTTTCTGCCAACAAGTTTCCCATCTCCGTAGAAGAAACTAAAATACCAGAAGGTGTAGCAACTTTTGCACATCTCAATCCCCTAAAAGAGCAGCTAGGTGACGGTCTTCAGCAACCCGACCCAACTATCGAAGGAAATATGGGAATGGGTACAGAGACTCCTGCCCCAACACCAATGGCTACTCCAATTGGTTTTGAAGGGGATGGGAAAACCTTAGAGCCTGGAACTACGTTTGGTTCTTTAAATGAAGAGTTTTTAGCATCTCTTAAAAAAGAGTATGAAGGTGCAGATTTACAAGAAGGTCCTGCACCTTTACCAGAGATGCCTCAAATAAAACCAGCTCAAATAGCAGCTCGTAGAATGGAAAGACTTATTCACGATGAGATAGAAGAATCAAATGGCTCTAGTGAATTAAGAAATGCAATATTTGAATCAGTATTATTAGGAACTGGAATTGTAAAAGGTCCTTTTACCTTTCATAAAACATTACATGCATACAGTAAAAATGAAGAAGGTTTTAGACAGTACACTCCAAAACAAGTAAAAGTTCCAAAATTAGAACATGTAAGTCTTTGGGATTTTTATCCAGACCCTAATGCAACAAGTATTGAAGAATGTGAGTTCACAATTCAGCGACATAAATTTAATAGAAATCAATTAAGGAATCTGCTGAACAGACCATTCTTTGATAAAGAAGCAGTAATTGCTACTTTAGAAGACGGCCCAAATTATCAAGATAGAAGTTTTGAATCTAATTTAGATTTAGGTGATGAAACTTATGAATCAAATGAAAGTAATTCTAGGTTTGAAGTTCTTGAGTATTGGGGCATTGTAGATAAAACAACTCTAGAAGAATCTGGATTAAAAGTTCCAGAAGAGTTTACAGAAGAAAATGAATTACAAATTAATGCTTGGGTAACAGAAGGTAGAGTGTTAAGAATGGTTCTTAATCCATTCCAACCTTATAGATTACCTTATCATGCGTTTCCTTATGAAAGAAACCCATATAGTTTTTTTGGAATAGGTGTTCCAGAAAATATGTCAGACGCTCAAGCAATTATGAATGGACACGCAAGGATGGCAATAGACAACCTTGCTTTATCAGGTTCACTTGTTTTTGACATAGATGAATCAGCACTTGTAGCTGGTCAGTCAATGGATGTGTATCCTGGAAAAATATTTAGAAGACAAGCAGGTATGCCTGGACAAGCTGTACATGGACTTAAGTTTCCAAATACAGCAACAGAAAACATGATGATGTTTGATAAGTTTAGACAACTTGCTGATGAATCAACAGGTATTCCGTCGTACTCTCACGGACAAACTGGCGTACAAAGCATGACAAGAACTGCGTCAGGTATGTCTATGTTATTAAGTGCAGCGAACTTGAACGTAAAAACTGTAATTAAAAACATTGATGACCATTTACTGAGACCTCTCGGTGAAAGTTTTTTTCAATGGAATATGCAATTTTACGATGGCGACTTAAACATTGAAGGTGATTTAGAGATTAAAGCTACAGGCACAGCTAGTCTGATGCAAAAAGAAGTTAGGTCTCAAAGGCTAACAATGTTCTTACAAACAGTTCAGAATCCAGCGATTGCACCATTCGTTAAGATTTCTGAAATAATAAAAGAACTTGCGTATAGCTTAGACCTAGACCCTGATGAAGTCATTAACGACCCAGTGGCTGCTGAGATATATGCTAAAATTATAGGATTACAAAATGCTCAGCAACAAGGACAAGAACAACCTCCAGGTCCTGGTGTCGAGTCCGCAATGGGTGGTGCTCAAGGAGTACCTCCAGAAGTTGCAGGAACTGACAGTCAAGGAACTGGCAATGGCACAATCGGAACAGGCAGTGTTTCGCAGCCAGGGGAAATGGAGTTTACTGGAACAGTTGATACACCTCCAGGACAACCTCAAGAATAATTAACAAATAATAAAGGGCAGTAAAATGAGTGATGAAATAAAAGATAATAGGTTTATAAGAGTAACTTCAGTTTTTGGAAAAGATAATGAATTTATAGAATATAAACCTTCAGGAGCTGTTAAAGAAAAAATAGTAACAATTCCAATGCCCGAACTAGATTACGAAAGCTATAACAAAGGAGGAGCTGTAATGAAGAAAAAAACTAAAATGATGGCTGGAGGCGGCAAAGTCAAAAAGAAAACTAAGATGATGGCTGGCGGCGGTAAAGTCAAAAAGAAAACTAAAATGATGGCCGTTGGTGGTAAAGTCAGAAAGAAAACTAAGATGATGGCTATTGGCGGTAAGGTTAGAAAGAAAACCAAAATGATGGCTGTTGGTGGTAAAGTTAAAAAGAAAACCAAAATGATGGCTGGTGGCGGTAAAGTCAAAAGAAGTAAAATGTATTCAAAGGGCGGGAAAGTTAGTAAAGGTAGGTAGTGTCATATCTTATAAGTAACGTACCCCATTTTAAATGCTGGGTACGAAAAGAGTTTACTGCTAATCATAATGACTATCACGGCGAATATATACACGCTTTAGCTTTTGCAGTAAATACTATACCCGACAGGTCTTTAAGTTTTCAAGTTGTATTTACAGGATGTGAAATAGATTCTGAAGACGGACCAGATGAAAACATACACGGTGGTGCTATGTGGGCAAGAATGCCTATACAAGCATTAGTTGCAGATATACCATATGAAGAATGGCCAGAACCAATGGAAGACCATTTATGTCAACCTTGGGACTGTGAATCTAGAACACATAGTGCAGTTGTTCTTGATAGAGTTAGTTCATCACCGTGGCTTTGTAAAATAGATAATGACTTTTACAAAGGTAAATATTTATTTACTGTTGACTATACTGATAGTGATATTGCTGACGACCCTGCACAGCATAAACAATCACATGTATTATATTTACAAGATGCAGGGAAATGGACTGGTAACTTTGTTGCTTTACCTAATAATAGAGTAAGAGCTACAAGTCCTGCATTATGGAGAACAGGAGAAGGAGCACCTGACTTTTCACCTTCTCAGTGGATACATTCTGCAGAACAACATGAAAGTTATTTAGACCCTTTTACAACTTTTAACAATTTATATTCAGATGGTAAAAAAACTAAAAAGTAAAAGAAAAAAATTTAGAATTGGAGGTAATGTTATGCCTTCTGCTCAAAAACCTTTTAGTGGTTTTACTTTAACTATGGACCAACTAACACCTGTTGGTAAACCTATAAGAAAAGCTAATATAACATCTAAGAAAAAAGTAAGTAATAATAAAGGATTTATTGTATAATGGCAACACCAGGATACGCAGCATTATATAGAGTGCCAGGAGCACAACAATCAGGTTCTCAAGATAAACCTATTGATAATGTAGTTGGTGAAGATAAAGCTCCTACAATGGGATTATATTCTCCAGGAACTCCAAGAGAAGTACAAGGTCCTGGACAACCACAAAGATTATTTGACTCATCAAGAGCTAGATATGCTGCTGGTGGTTTGACTGGTGTATTTGAAGAAAAAGAAGTTTCAGATGACCCAGGTTATCGTGCATATGAAGATGGTGGTATTGTTATTCCAGAATTACAACAAGCACAAGAAACAGGTATGCCAATTGATATGATATCTGGAGAAGATTTAGAATCAGAAACTTCTTTAGAAGATGTAGAAAACATGGGAAGTCCAGAAGAAATTAATACACAACTAACTGCTAGTGTTAGCACTTCAATGTTAACTTCAAAAGAAGAATTAGTTTTAGAAACAGCACTAGAAGAATTTCCAGAGTTAATTAATATAATTCCTAAAATGTTAATGGGAACTCCAACTGAAGAAGAAGAAAAAGAAGAAGATAAACCAAATATAATTAACGGTGTAGAAGAATTTACTGGTGAAGGCGAAGTCGAAGGACCAGGAACAGGTACATCAGACTCAGTCCCTGCAATGTTATCGGATGGTGAGTTTGTAATTACAGCTAAAGCAGTTAAGCAAATAGGTGTAGACAAACTTCGTAAGATGATGAAAAAAGCAGAAGACGATTATGATAAAGATATGAATGTCCAAGAAGAACAGCAAATGCAACCAGGTTCTAGAGAGGACATCATGAGTGCTGCTAATGAAGGTTTACTAAGTAAATCTTAATAGCAGGCTTTACAAATAGAGCTACCCTGAGCGTCACCAAGGCACTCTATTTTCGGCTACTCTTACAATAATGTAAGACCCCAACAATAACAAAGAAAGGTGATAACAAATGACTGATAGTAATGAGACCCCTCTTTTTGAAAAAAGAGCTACTTCTCAGAAAAGTGAAGAACAAGAAGCTAATCCGTATAATCAAAAAAAAGATTATCTTGATTATGATAGTATGGATGAAGCGTCAAAAAAACCCTTTGCTGATTCTAATACAATAGCTTATAAAAAACCTTCTCCAAAAACTGTAGTTGATACAAGTCAAGTTATAGATAATGAAGAAGAAACTAAAGAAGAAGCTAATGTAGAAACACAACCTTATAAAAAGGTAGACTATAAAAAAAGGTATGACGATTTAAAACGACATTATGACGATAAAGTAAATTCGTTTAAACAAAAAGAAGAAGAACTTCATGCACAATTAAGAGCTAATCGACCTCAATACAAAGCTCCTAAAAGTAAAGAAGAACTTCAAGAGTTTAAAAAGAATTATCCAGATGTTTATGATGTAGTTGAATCAGTCGCTCATACTCAAGCTACTAAAGAAATGGAAGATTTAAAAAGCGAGATAAAATCTCTTCGTGAAAAAAATACTGAAATTTCTAAAAAAGAAGCTGAAGCTACATTATCTAGACTTCATCCAGACTTTAACACAATTAGAGAATCGGATGAGTTTCATCAATGGGCAGATAGTCAACCAGAAGAAATTAAAGGTTGGATATATAGCAATGCTACAAATGCGACGTTAGCCTCTCGTGCGATAGACCTTTTCAAACAGGATGTCGGCAAGTCTACAAAATCAACTAAAGAAACATCAGGCGACTTATTCCCTGCTTCTGAAATGATTCAAGTAAGAAACAGTAAAGAAGTTGGCTATGGTTCTAAGAAGATTTGGACTCGTTCTCAAATCGCAGCTATGTCTCAAAGTGAATTTGATAAGAATGAACAATCCATAACTGAAGCAATGACTGACGGCCGTGTCGTAGATGACTTAGGCAGAAGAAATTACGGAGGTTCTGGAAATCCGACTTACTAAATAACTTAAGATAGTAGTTGCTTACTTAACAACAACTCAACTAGAAAAGGAGAAATACTATGGCTGTATTTCAAAATGCTGGTGGAGCTAGTAACAATAACTTTAATGCGGGCACTTCAGGTCAAACCAATGAGTTTTTCGTTCCTGAAATTTTCTCGAAGAAGATTCAAAACTTCTTTAGAAAATCGTCTGTTATTGAAGCTATTACAAACACGGATTATGCAGGTGAAATCTCTGCTTTTGGTGATACAGTAAATATCATTAAAGAGCCAGAAATCACTGTCGCAGCATACACTCGTGCAGCTTCTACTACAAAACAGTTCCTAACTGACCAAGAGTTGACACTTGTTATTGACAAAGCAAACTCATTTAAGTTTATTGTTGATGACATTGAGGAAAGACTTTCTCATATCAACTTCGCATCAGTAGGTGCATCAAGTGCGGCATATACACTAAAAGATACAATGGACTCAGAAGTTCTTTCTGCAATGTTCTCAGGTGTATCAACTTCAAGTCCAGACCATCAACTTGGTGGTGATGGAAACGGTTCAGCAATCGCTAACTTTACTTCAGGTGACCCTATTGATATGGGTAATGGAAGTAGTGAATTAAGCCCTCTAAAAATCATGGCTAGAATGGCTAGACTTTTAGATGACTCACAAGTTCCTGAAGAAGGAAGATGGTTCGTTGCAAAACCAGAGTTCTATGAAGAACTAGCGGATACCGATTCAAAACTAATGTCATCTGACTTTAACCAAGGTGACGGTGGTGTAAGAAACGGTTTAGTAGCTTCTGGTCAAATTAGAGGATTTTCTATGTACAAATCTTCTAACTGTCCTGCAACTTCAGGCACGAACGCAACTGGACAATGTTTAGGTGGACATATTAGCTCTACAGCAACTGCTCAATCTATACTTAACATTGAAACTCTAAGAGACCAAGATACTTTTGGTGACATCGTAAGAGGTTTACATGTGTATGGAAGAAAAGTTCTAAGAGATAATGCTATCGTAAAAGCTGTCTACGCTATAGACTAAAAATAATTGCAGGGGTGATTAAGTTCATCCCTGCTTTTTTATAAAAAGGATAATATTATGGGAATAGCAAAAAAAGGACTTAAGTACGAAGATGTTCTTACAAGACATCAACCATCTGTTATGGAAGGTAATAATGTGGATTCTGTTAACCACGGAAAAGATAGATATCCAAAACAATATGGTAACGTAGATTTAAGAAGAGACTGTGATAAAAGCGAAATGGGTACAAAAGGAGATACTAGTATATATCCTGACATGCCTACTAATAAATTAAAAATTAATTTAGTATAAAAGGAACTTAAATGGCTGCTCCGTTTAGAACGTATTTAGATTTATGTAATACTATATTAAGAGAACTTAATGAAGTTGAGTTAACTTCTACAACTTTTACAAGTGCTTTAGGTATACAAAAATTTATTAAAGATACTATAAACAGAGCTTACTTTGATATCTGTAACGCAGAAGATAAGTGGAATTTTTTATCTGTAGGAGACCCACTTAATGATTACTATGGTAATGCTTTTATAGAAACAGCTGCTGGAACTAGATGGTATGATTTACAATCAGCACAAACACTTTTAAATCAATACAGTTTTATAGATTATGATAATATAGTTTTAACTGAAGAAGGAGTATCAGGTAAGTCAGCTCCTTTTGAAGTATTTAAACTACAACCTTTTTCATTATCAAACTGGCAAAGATTATATGGAGTTCAAGAAGCAAAAGATAAAAGTGATACTCAATCTTTTGGAATACCAAGAAGAGTTATAAGAGCACCAGCAAATGATAAAATAGGTTTCTCTCCTATACCAGATGGTGTATATAGAATATATTTTTACGCATACTCTCAACCTGTAGAGTTAACTGCAGCAACTGATACTGTTGTATTCCCAAAACAATACACATCAGTTTTATTAGCGAGAGCAAGATATTACGTACACCAATTTAAAGATAATATGTCACAAGCACAATTATCTGAAGTAGAGTTTCAAAAAGGCATAAGGACAATGAGAGAACAACTTCTTGAACCATTCCCAGTTGTAATGGATGATAGAAGAAGTGTTTATGTCTAAGAAAAAAATACATGTAAAATTACCACCAAGTTGGATAAAGGTAAATAAAAAAGAAGTAATTAAAAAATTTTTTAAAGTATGGCAGAACAAGGTATTTCGATAAACTGTGAGGGCGGCTTAGATTTAGTATCGAGCACGGCTTTGTTATTTAGAACACCAGGAGTGGCACAAAGATTAAA